TGCTGATCAGTGGGAAACAGTTTTGTTTATGCCAACAGAAAACTTTAAGAAAGCCGATAAATCTAAGGTCTGGGCTGAATCAAGGAAAAAAATATAATGTCATTATTTACAGATATAGCATCAACAGTAGCACCAGGTTCAATCGATGATTTTAAATCATCAATAGGTAAACGTGGAGGTCTCGCTAGAACAAACAGATTCGCGGTGTTCATGTCACCACCAGAGCAATCCTTACTTAATATTGATCTACAGGAAATTGCTATAAGCGCGATATCTGGTAATTTTAATCCTAGATCATTAGTAAATGATCCACGTGATGTGGGAATATTATGCGAGAGTTGTTCAATACCAGGCAGACAAATACAAACAGTTGAGCATTCAGAATTTAGACAGACTGTAAAAGTACCTAATAGTTATATCAATGAAGATGTGACATTCTCTTTTCATCTAACTAATGATTATTATATGAAGAAGATGTTTGATAAGTGGTCAAGCATGATCATTAACCCAGATAGTTATAAATTAAATTATAATGCTGATTATCAAAGGGATGTTGTTATTCAGCAACTCAATGAAAAAAATATTCCTGTTTATGGAATAAAATTATTAAATGCATATCCTGTAAGTGTTCAAGCAGTTGATCTAAATAACTCTACACAAGATGGGATACAGAAATTGTCAGTAACAATGACATATGAAGATTTTGTACCAGAAGGAGGATTGTCCTCTGCTCTTTCTGGAATTAAGAACGCGATTGGAGGAATAACAAGATTATTGTAATAGTATGGCATTACCAAAATTAGAAACAAGTAAATATACGGCGGTGATACCGTCATCTAAAAAGACAATTGAGTTTCGTCCCTTCCTTGTAAAAGAAGAGAAGATTCTTATGATGGCTCAAGAGTCAAAGGATAATCTGCAGATTATAGGTGCATTGAAAGATATCATCAAATCATGTACATTCAATACAGTTGATCCAAGTGAATTAACAACATATGATCTAGAATATCTATTTCTTCAACTCAGAGCAAAGTCTGTTGGTGAAACATCAGAGATTAAAATCAAATGTGATGAGTGTGGAGAATACAATGAAGTTTCTGTAAATCTATCGGATGCTGAAGTAAAAAATCCAAATGATAGTGTAGATAAAAAGATTGAGTTAAATGATACAGTTGGTATCATTATGCGCCCTATCTCATTGGCTAAATCAGAAGATTTGTCAAAAATAAAGAAGGATGAAGATATTTTTATCAATTCTATCATTGCTAGTATAGAATCCATCTATGATAACAATGGTGTTTATTATACTGATGATACTTCTGAAAAAGATTTAAAAGAATTTGTTGAATCATTATCACACAAGCATCTAGAAGAAATTCAGAAATATTTGTCTGCACAACCAAAGCTTCAATTGGAAGTAAAATTTAAATGTAATAAATGTGGTCATGATAATAGCATTATTCTCGAAGGGTTAGAATCTTTTTTCTAATCTGCCTTTCCCATGATTCTTTATCAAATCACTATCAAACCAACTTTTCAATGATGCAACATCATCAATATAGTTTAACAGAATTAGATAATATGATACCGTGGGAAAGGCAAATATATGTATCACTTCTGCAAGATTATATTAAAAAAGAAAACGAAAGAGTGAAAAATAATAGAAATGGCTGATTCAAACCAACTACCATCAATGCTCATTGAATCTCTAAAAGAAGAGAAAGAAGATAGAGCGCGTATTGAGAATATCGAAAAGATAAATGTTTCTCTTAAGGATAAGCAGATTAAATTAAGTGAAGAGCAGACTGATCAACTCATTGCTTTGAGAAATTCCCTTGAGTCTGATAACTTACAGACACTTGAAGATAAGAAAGAGGCGAATAGTGTTGCATCTGATACATTAGGTTTACTATCTGATATTAAAGATAATACAGAAGATCTAAAGTTTGATTTTGGTAGTGGTAAAGAAGGAATTGTTCAAAAAGTTATTGTCTTTGGACAACTGCTTCTCACATCATTTACTGCAGGATTTATAAAAGGTGTCACTAGTATTTTTCAATTTCCAACATTGAAGAAAATCTTTAATAAACTAGTCATAAGACCTCTTAAAGCAACAATATTTAAACCAGTTATAAAGCTATTCAATTATATAAGTAGTGTGTTTCGAGCTTTAGGTGATATCTATAAGAAAGCAGGTAAGGGACAGTTTCTAAAGGCATCTACTTTTAAAATTTTTGGTAATAGATCTATTAAATTTTTAACAGCTCTATTCAAAGGAATTAAGCAAGGTGTCATAGTTGTTAAATCATTTGGTAATGTTATATTAAAAGGTTTTATGTTTATTAAGGGTGGTATACTCAAGATAATGAAACCTTTTAAGGATATAGGAACAGCATTCAAAGGTATCTTAAATCAGATCAAGAGTCTTTCGGGTGGAAAGGGACCATTGAGTGGTATAATGAATTCTATAAGAACAATTGGAGGTTTATTAGGTAAATTCAAAGGATTATTCAGTTTACTTGGATTTGCTATAGGTAAATTACTCTTTCCTGTTTTAGCTGTAATAGATTTTATAAGGGGTATTGTAGATAGTTTAAACACAACAGAGTTCACAAGTCCAGTAGCAAAGACGATAGATGCATTACTAACAGGTGTTGGGTTCGCAGTTGGTGGATTTATCGGAGGCTTATTAGATCTATTAAAAGCTGGATTCTCTTTTATAACAGAAAAATTAGGATTCGAAGGTCTTTCAGAATGGTTAGATAGTTTTAGTATTAGAGAAATGATTGAGAGGGGTTTCTCTGATATGACAGAATTCTTTTCTGATCTGTTCACCGATTTTTTACCAGCTTTATTTGAAGGAGTTAAGGCCGCAGCGATACCCGGAGGGAAAACTTTTGAGCAGGCTTTCAATGAGAGATTAACAATGGGCGCGGAGAAGTATGAAGAGAGAAAAGAACTTGAGAAGTCAGGTGTCTTTGACGCGTCAAAACGGTTTAGACGGAAGGGTGAACTCCAAGATGAATTGGAAAAACATAAAAAACTACTTGAAGCAGGTGATACAAGGAGTGCGCTTGGCTTCAATCGAGAAAAGATAGTCGCAGAACTCGAAAGTGAACTGGCTACGGTAGATCTCGCAATTCAGAAAAACCAAGAAAGACTTAATAGGTTAAATAACATAGTCCAAGAACCTAACACGACTGGTGCTGAGATGGAAGCAACACAAGATGATACTGCTGATGCTAAAGCCACTCCAGCAGTAGTGCCAACAGGTGTGGTTTCTAATATGCAAAATATTGATAATTCATCTTCATCTGTTGTTAAAACAACTAATATGAATAATCATATTGATCGTACTTCAATGGCAGCCTTTGCACCTGGTTATTAACTAAAAAGGTCGGCACCATTTCTGATGCCGACCTCTACCATGGAGTGATTCTTAACTCTTAGCTTTGTGCCAACTTGGCAAAATAACTAAGTGTATCTTCATCTCCGTCCGCGACCGGTGTATCCACATTGACGGGTGGGGCTGGGGTCTCAGCTGGGGCTGGAGTCGGAGTCGGAGCGTTATTAATAACTGGCTCACGAGTCACATTTAACTCTGCCACTGTCTTCTCTTGTAGCGTATCGGCAATTTCTTCTTCACCAAGAACATCATAGAGCTTTTTCTTAAGCTCTGCATATGTCTTGTATTTTTCTGGATCTGCAAATTCCTTGAGAGAGTGCACATCATTGAACACAGTCTCAAGCTTTGAATCATCACCATCAAACAGTTCTGTTGATGAATCAAACTCAGATTTGTCATAGTTGCGATAACCTTCAACATTACGAATCTTCAGCTTGAAGTTAGCACCACCCCAAAAATCAAATGGGTTAACTGGTTGCTCATCTTCAAACTGAGGTTGCATCACATCCATAATCTTATCAAAGATTTTCTTACCATACTTGTAAAGGAATACTTTACCTTCATTCTGCGGATTTGCTGAATCAGAAATCACAAGAATATTAGAAACGTGGTGAAGTCGGCGCTTACGTTGGCGAGCAACTTCTTTATCTGATTCGATACCACTATTCCATAGTTGAGTATTCATTTCACTTACTGGATCTTGTTGACCGATAGAAGTCAAAGACTTTTCGATGTACCATTTTCCAGTTGGCCCCTTGAAGCCATGATCCCAGTAACGAACCCAAGGGAGATCTTCCCCTTCGGCTGCTGGAAGGAAGCGAATAACGGCATAACCATTACCTGCTTTATCTACTGTTGGTGCCCACATGCGATCATCACCATAAGACTTCTTTTCAGAAGTAGACTCTGCAGCCTTGACTAGGTTTGCGATTGCTTGGGCACGTTTTTGTTTTAGTTCTTGGAACGACATATATTATTTTGTATTTTTAGTATTTCGATGTATTTAACTGTTATAATAGTATTATATCATAGATTCTTCTTTTGTAAACAACGAAAGAAGGTTTTCTTTGATTTTTTTTCTATCAATATTAGTTAAGCTGTTTTTGTATTTCATTGCCATCAGAGCATGATCTCGCTTCATTCCAAGTGGATCATTTAATTCAGACAATAAAGGTTTTATGAAATTGACCATAAGATCAATTATAGAAATGGTTTCAATGTTTATATTTTCCTTACAGAATTCGTTAATCAATATATTTTCGCCATCCTTGCAGGAACACAATTCATTAAAATCATATTCAGAGAGTTTATTTATATCTGTTTTTAATCTATAAGTGAGTGATTCTAATCTTCCTCTCCTAGCGTTAAGATTTGTTTCATTCATGTCCATAACCCAAGAACATCCTGCGATGAAGTTGGAAGTATAGAATTCAATGAGATCTTCTCTAGTCTTATATTTCGAAGCAAGTTTCTCAAATGAATATTTAAATCTCAGCTTCTCATATGACTTAGGGTTCACCCGAGTCTTGAAGTTATATTTGTAAGCATCAAAATTCTCTTGAGTATAGTGTAACTTTAAAGCACTGTATATTGTGTAAGCTTGGAATCCACTCATCATAGTTCGGCTTCAAAATTACATTCACCATTCATCTTCACTTGATCTAATATCTTTCTACCTAGAATATAGTCAGCATAATTTGAATGATCATTGGGGTGAATGCCACTTAAACTTTCGCCATCAGTACTTTCATAATATTCTTTAACATCATTTAGATCGATGCTGTCCTCAATAATTTTTAATTGATATTCAATCTCTGGAATATCTGATTCACCAAAATGATAGTTGATATGTGATGGAGTTCCTTCAAAACCAAATCGATCAGCTGCATATGATGATTGCACCGCAAAGCAAAACTTACCTTCAATGTCTCCTGTATAATATCTTCCCATAGTATTAAAATAATTTAGTTGTATTGTTCTTTATAATATTCCTATCAATCGCCTCTGCTTCAAGCTTGGCTTTCAATGGGCCAGTAATTAATCTTTTGATATCTTGAGGATCAATCATCAACCCTTCACAGATCTCACATATTGCTTCTGCATATGTCATTTTATCTTTATGAACCAATAGTTCCACTTGGTTTCTTAGAGCATCTTTTGTAATGCTTGGTGTAATAACTACGGCTTGTTTCATAATGTTCTTAATAGGATTGTATCTTTATTGATTCGACCATTCACATTCCCTCTCTTTGTTTTCAATTCATCGATTGCTTTTGTAAACTGTCTTTCTGTTTTATTTAATAGAATAGGAATTATATCATCTGGCTTACGGATTGTCAATGAGAAACTCTTCTCTTCATTCCAACCTTTCAGAGATGTTCCTTTAACATCAATCGGATCATCAGCAACATAAACACCCAGTTTTCGATTCTTTGTGTTGAATGTTAAAATCATTCTTGAACCTGGTACATTCAATGGTGACACAGATTGAATTCCATAATCATCATCAGACTCCTTATATTTAAGTTTCTTAACTTGTAATGCTGCAGCCTTCACCTTCTTCTTTCGAGGTTTACGAACCTTTTTATTAGAAGCCGAGTATTTATCAAGCTGAGTAATCATATCTTGAATTGCTTTCAATCGATTGCGAATACCAGGCTTAGATAAGAAAGCCCAACCTTCAACATCAAACTCATTGTCTTTATCAAGAGCGTTTTGAAGACTCACATGATATCTCTCAAGCCAAGCATATATCTCTTTTAATCCTTTCACGGGAATAGAGTTTGCCTTCAGAAGTTGAATCAAATTGAGAGAGTCCACCTTTGTCTGCGACTCTGCCCAATCTTTATCATCAATCATTACCTCCAATTCAGCCAGAATAGTATCATTAACCTTATTAGAAAGCCTTTGAAGTGGAGAAAGGGTCTTCACATCAGAGTCCTCTGTGTTCAATGAGGATTGCGCTTGTGTCTTTACAACATTACGGCGAAGGATAGAATCAATCTCACCCTTAATATACGCTTTATCATCATGTGCTTCCTCATAAGAAAGACCTGGCTTTGTTTCGACGTATTCCATCACATCTTCCCGTGTTGGAATCATACCATTATTCATAGCCCTAGCAAGTTTCATTGTTGTGAAACTCACACATCTTTCACCTTCAGATTTGATCATTTTAATTTCATCTTTAGTATAACCATCTGAAGACATCCATTGTAGTAAGTCATTAAATAAATCTTTAGATATGCAATAGTAATTGTAGAAATTGAACATTCGAGAACGTTCTTTCATGAACTTTTCAATTGGCCAAGATTCACAACCATCCCATGTTGGTTCTTCTCCAGTGTATTTGTGGTCTACTGCTGAGACTCTACCGTATCGGTCAAAAATTCTACTCTTCATAATTAATATATTGATCTGCTGTATAGCGGGTTAGATTGCTTAACTCCTCATCAATATCATTTTCAGTAGGAGCAGTTGGTTCTAGAGGAACGAAGTCACTTTCGATTTTCTTCGTCTCTCGCTTAGTCTTCTTCTTAGCCTTCTTGGCTAAAGATTTAATTAATTTTAATCGTTCTTCACTTGTCATAATATACTTTTATATAGATTCTAGTTTAGATGTCAATCAGAAAATTCGTAAAGTTCAAATTTTTCACCGTCTTCGAGCTTGAAACCGCCATTTATCAATTCAATAACTGATTCTGCGGCATAGATCACATCTTCCTCAACAGGTTTGCCATTCTTAGTTAAAATATAATCCATAATTTCTTTATTTAATTTTAATAGTGGTCGATTCTTGATTATCCAAAGCACCTTCTCGCCTCAGCTTCTTCAAGAAACGCTTAGCAAATGACATGGCTCTTTTAGAGCTTTCAGTATTATATGTCTTAGCGAATGTTTCGATCAACTCTTGTTTTTCAAAGAGTGTATATGTACCATAATCACGGGCCTTACTTGACCAGATTTCAATTGTTACTTCTTTCATATTAGCAACCCATATCTGGAAGGTATGAATTCAAATAGAACTCTTTAACTTGTTCTTCAGATAACCAAGCCATGAGTTCTGAAAGAACAAATTCTGGGTTTATTTCGTCATTATCGATCATTTCTAGGATATGTTTTGTATATTGTCTTGTCATAATAGGTCTTTCTCAATCTTATATGTATATTATAATCTATTTTGGTCGATTTGTCAATGGTCTTATCTATTTGATAGTCAACGAGTTAGGGTTTCATGATATAAAAATAATAAAAAGTCATAACTTGTTGATGTATAATCACTTAAAGAATAAATGGCGACCGATCTTTGTGGTAAACTCCATTGAAGAAGCCCAATAAGGAGCTTTAATATAGTCAGCGTAATAGTGATCAGCACCATTGGTGTAATTAGTCATCTTTGCTGTGTTCACAATCTTCATTGCTTTATTCCATCGTGGGTGTTTCTGAGCCTTCATGACATTAGATTCAATGTCCTTTCCATTCCAACAAGAGAATTGCCATTTCTGAAGACAAACATCAGACGTTGATTTGTTACGCTTAATAGATCGATTATAAATCACTTCATGAACAGCTTCCATAGCTCCCTCAGAGTATTCGCCTCCTGCTTCGAGTATCAACGTGGTGGCAACGATATCTTGATGCGTTGCTCCAGTTGCGTCTGATACAGCGAGTGCCATGATTGTAGCGGTGACAAATCCTGCTGTGTAGTTTAGCCAATCTCTTTTAGTCGATTTCATAATGTGTGTGTCCTAATCGGTGAGTGAGAAAATTAGTTTTAAGGCCATTAAAATAGCCAAGAAGATGTATATGTTAATGAAGGTAAAGATTGTTTTCATAGTGCTGTTAATTTGTATTTAATTCCGTCAACTTCTACGACCTTGCCTTCGCAGGTCTTGGCTGAACGTGGTGTGCCTTCCTTTGTACCA